TACTAAAACACACTCTGTTGATGTGTCTGTATGGAACGGAAGTACAACAACAAACTACACAGGGGCAGGAGTAAGTTTTAAGGACTTTGCTTTATTAGATATCTCGCCACGTGCAGTAAACGATTATTTAGGCATAACTGCGATTTCTTCTACAACAATTTATTACGATGTCAAAGTAAAGATTGCTGGTGTTTTGAAAAGCACCGCAAGGGTTTATTTATCTTGTACGCAAAACGATGTAGTGACTTTACATTATTTAAATAGTGTGGGTGGTTATGATTCTTTTGATTTTACGCAAGTAAACCGACAAACACGAAACATAGAAAAGAGTTCCTTTGAAGGTACTGAGTGGGAGTATGCAAGTAACTATATGAATCGTGCAAATACTTATGGCGTAATGTATGGCGGTAGTAATCAATTTTCAACAAGACAAAAGTTAAGCTATAGATTGATTTCCGATTGGTTGAGTTACATTGATTATTTAGCGGTTAAAGAATTAATCGCTTCTCCCGAAGTGTATTTAGAAAGAGGTGCTAATTTTATTCCTGTTCAAATTTCATCAAATACTTGGACAGAAAAAAAGCGTTACGCAGATAAGACCTACAATTTAGAACTTGATATAACTATCGGAACCGAAATAAACTCTCAATTTAGATGATAACTGAAATCTACATAGAAAATAATAGATTAGATTTAAGCAAAGATTTATCATCAGAGTTTACTTATGCTATTGATGATATACAAGATTTCTCTTCAAGAAATACTAACTTTTCCAAAACTATTATATTACCCGGTAATGCAATTAACAATAAATTATTTGGACATATTTTCGAGTTCACATCAAGTAACTTCTATAACCCAACCGCAGATAATGTGGGTTACAACTTCAACGCATCCAAATCTGCAAATTGTGTTATTTATGTAGATAAAATTCAAGTATTCAAAGGTATTATTCGCCTTTTAGAAATCACTATTGACAAAGGAACAATAGAATACGAATGTGTTGTATTTGGGGAGTTGGGTGGTTTTATTACTGCTTTAAATAATGATAAGTTAGAAGATTTAGATTTTAGTGCATATGACCATTTATGGACAAGGCGAAACATTACTGATTCTTGGGAACAAGCCTCTGGTACTACTGCATCCGGAGTTGGATACTATTATCCATTAATTGATTACGGGCAAGTATCTAAAAATAATAAAAAGGATTGGTTATTTAGAGCCTTTAGACCTGCCTTATTCGTTAAAGAGTATATGGATAAAATCATAACAGGAGCAGGATATACTTATGAAGCGCAATACTTTGATACTAATTTATTCAAACGATTGGTTGTTCCTAATAATCAAAAAGAATTAAGCAATTATTCGGATACGGCTTTTTATGGTGTTGTCTTTAATTTAAATAATACTTTCCCCGGTAGTCCTACTTCAAGACCAAGTTTAAGTATGATAGCAATACGAACACTTGGTTATTTCACCGCTAATAATAACAATACAATATTTACTTATACAGGTCCTCAATCCTTACAATTGCGATTTGAATTTACCGCAGTTGGTGATACATCAGACAAAACATATATTTTAGTTAAGAAAAACGGAACTACTGCAACGCAATTAGTAATTGAGCAAGGATTATTCAATATTGATAAACAAAGTACACCTTACATTTCAGTTGCTACAAATGACACAATTGAGCTTGTTATAGATTGGGATACTTATTTATCTAATTCATTAACAATAAGCACAACGGAGTTTGAGGTTAAATTTAAATCAAGTGCTGCACAATCAGTTCCTTTGACTTATGCAGAAAAGATTTTCATTAACAATACTTTACCGAGAGGATATTATCAAAGAGATTTTGTTGCTTCAATTGTTAAAATGTTTAATCTTTATGTAATTGAGGATACAACAAAAGAGAAACATTTGAAGATTGTTCCATTCATTGATTACTATACAACAACTGCAAATTTTTTACAAGTTAATGACCTTGAAGAAGAGTTATTAATTGATGATATAGACCTTTTATTATTGGATGATTATACTGCTTCGCATTTGGATTGGACTTCTAAAGTAGACAGAAGTAAGGCATTTAAATTAAAGCCGATGTCGGAGTTAAACGGAAGATTCTTTGAGTTTAAATATAAAAGCGACTCAGATTACTATAATGAGGAATACGCGAAACACTACGCTCGAGGATATGGAGACCATATTGAGGATACGGGTTTTGAGTTTGCAAAAGATATTCAAACTTGTACGATAATCTTTTCTGCTACTCCATTAGTTGGATATTCTGGAGAGGACAAAGTATTCCCAACTATATTTAAGTTATCTAATACTCAAAACACACAATCTGAGGATATGATAGACCATAACATACGAATAATGCAAGTTCGTAAGATTACGGGTGTTGCAAATTGGCATATGAAAGATGATAATGGAAATATTGGTTCTCACTTAAACGAATATCCTTATGCTGGTCATTTAGACAATCCAACAACGCCAACAGCAGATATTAACTACGGAGTGCCTACTGAAATCTATTATACATTAAATAACTCATATCCTTCAGCAAATTTATTCAATGGCTTCTGGAGTGATTACGTTGCAGAGATTACCAACAAAGATTCTAAACTTTTGACTTGTTATATTTATTTGAAAATTACGGATATCTATGGTTTAGATTTCTCAAAATTAATATACATAGATGGAGCTTTGTGGAGATTAAACCGAGTTATTGACTACAATCCTATGAATCCCGAAAGTACAAAATGTGAATTTTTACGAGTAATTGAATTAACATACGCATAATGGCAGAACAAATAGTAGGTTTTAAGATACAGATTAACGGACAAGAAAAAGTTGTTAAATCATTAGGAGAAATGAAGCAGCTTCTTAAAGAAGCAAACTTTGAATTATTATCCGCACAACAAAACTTTGGCGAGTATTCTAATGAAGCAATAAATGCTGCGAAAAAAGTAGCTACTTTAAAAGATAATTTACAAGAAGCAGGCGAGACCGCACAATTATTTGACCCCGGTAAGAAGTTCCAAGCATTTGCAGGTGCATTAAGTGCTGCAGCTGGTGGTATTAGTGCTTTTCAGGGTGCGTTAGGTTTATTAGGTACGGAAAGCGAGAGTGTACAAAAAACACTTGTTAAAGTTCAATCCGCTCTTGCTCTTTCACAAGGATTGAGTACGATTGCTGATTCCGCAAAAGATTTTAAGAGATTAGGTGCGGTTATTCAACAAAGCACAATATTTACAAAGGCTTTTCAAGTAGCTACTATTGCTGCAACTGCAGTACAAAGAGCATTTGGTGTATCTGTTACAGGAACTTCGGTAGCTTTTAAAGCATTACGAGGGGCGATACTTGCCACAGGAATTGGAGCATTAGTTATTGGTATTGGTTTGTTGGTTGAAAAAATAATTGATTGGACAAATAGAACTTCTGATGCGGAAAAAGCACAACAAAAACTTGCTGCTTCTACAAAAAAAATAAACGGAGAAATTGATAATCAAATTTCTGTTTTAACTGCATTAGGTGGAAAAGAAAAAGAAATCTATAATCTTAAAGTACAACAAAATGACAATGAATTAAATCTACTTCGTAATAAATTAAAAACTACCGGTAAGTTAAACGAAGAAGAGATGGCTCAATTCCGTAAGCTAAAAACGGATAAACAGATTTTAGATATTCAAGAAGTTAATAGAATTAAAAAGACACAAGAAGAACAAGCTAAAAATAGTTCTCAAACAAATCAAGGAGCTAATAAGCAAAGAATTGAAGATGAAAAAAACGTTTTAAAAGCTCTTGAAGATTTGAGAGTTGAAAATATACAAATTGAATTTTTAAGAAACCAAGAAAGAATAAATTTAGATTTTCAAAGAAGAGTTGATGAAATTAATAGTTTAAAAATAAACGAGCAATTAAAGACACAAATAATTGCTGAAGAACAAAGAAAGAGAGATAAATTATTAGAGGATAATTTAAAACTAATACAACAAAAGGAAGGAGATGCAGCACAAATCGCAAAAGTAAATGATGTAAATAAAAAGGCTGCACAATTAGATTTAGAGAAATCCTTTCAAAATGCTTTAATTGAAATACAAAAAGCATCTTCGGATACTAAAATAAAAATCGAAGAACAGGCTTTACAACTTAGAAAAAACCAATTAAACGAAACTGCAAACGCAATACAAGGATTAACTACAATAGTCGGTAAAGATACGATAGCAGGAAAAGCATTGGGTATTGCTACGGCTTTAATAAATACTTATCAAGGTGCTTCGGAAGCTATCAAACAAAAATCTACTTTACCTTCTCCTTTTGATGTTATCGCAAAGGTTGCGAATGTTGGAGCAATCATTGCTATGGGTTTAAAAACGGTAAAAGCTATTACTTCGGTACAAGTTCCTGCCGTTAAAGGTGGTGGTAACGGTGCATCAATAAGTACATCAACTCCTCCTTCAATATCTACAACTGCACCAATTAGTCCGACACAACAATTACAAGCAAGTTCAACTTTATTAAATGCACAAGCAATTCAAGAATTAGGTTCTGCGACTAATCGTGCATATGTTGTTGAAAGTGACGTAACTAACTCACAAGAAAGAATCAAAAGAATTAACAGAGCAGCAAGATTAACCTAAAATCTATTTATAGTTATGGAAAAAGAATTACCGATATACCGATTAGATATAGTTGAAGATTTAGAATCTAATGTAGAAGTTGATTTCGTGGCTCTCGTAGATAGACCTGCGATTGAGAAAAGTTTTTTAAAGTTTGATGAAGATGATGAATGTTTAATGTATGTTGATGAGTTTGCTAAAGTAGGCGAAAGGGGAGCTATTCGCAAATCAGATAAAGCACCCAAATCGGATACACCAAATAAAAACCCGAAAGGGGAAGGTACTGCAAAGGGAGATGCAAGTGGCAAAAGAGGTGCTAAAGTAACTGAAGAACAAGAAAAAACTTTACAAAATAAAGTAGATGAATTTAACGAAAAAGAAAGTAATACAAAAAATGGTAGGGCTACGCTTGGTGCATTAAAGTCAGTATTTCAAAGGGGGTTAGGTGCTTACAATACTTCTCATTCTCCAAAAGTAAAATCTGCTGAACAATGGGCATTTGCAAGGGTTAATGCCTTTTTATATCTTTTGAAAAATGGCAGACCGCAGAATGCTAAATATACTTCTGATTATGATTTACTTCCGAATAGTCACCCAAAGGCAGATGAGATGAGTGCTGATTTTAAATCATATTCCGATTATCCCGATTCCGTAAGTAACAATGCAAAGGCGGCTTTAAAATGGGCAGAAGAAAACGGGTGGGGTTCTTGTGGTACTCCTGTCGGTAAACAAAGAGCGAATCAATTAGCAAAAGGAGAACCGATATCTTATGAGACGATTAAAAGAATGTACTCTTTTCTTTCCAGACACAAAGAGAACGCTCAAAAGTCAAAAGGTTACGGAGATGGTTGTGGGCAATTAATGTACGATGCGTGGGGTGGAGCAAGTGCTTTAAGTTGGGCAGAAGCAAAAATAAAGTCAATAGAAAGACAGAGTTTTGCTATTCAAGATGAAGAAGAAAAAATCATTAGTGGTGTTTTGATGTTAGCCGAGACACCTATTTACAGAAACGATACAAACGGGGAATATTATGTTGTATTTACTAAAAACACTATTAAAAAGATTGCTCAAAAATATTTTAAAAAAGGTTACCAAAATAACGTAAATTTGATGCACGATTCCGGTCAAGTGATGGAGGGGATTACGATGTTTGAAAGTTGGATAGTAGATGAGAATAGGGGAATCAAGCCGATGAAAGGATTTGAAGATGTGAAGGATGGTTCTTGGTTTGGTTCTTTCAAAGTAGAAAACGATGAGGTTTGGCAGATGATTAAGGATGGCAAAATACAAGGCTTCTCGGTTGAGGGGATATTCAATTACAAAACTCAATCGAAGGAAGAAAAGATGATGCAAGACATAATCGATATCTTAAAAAGCGTTTCATAGGTTTTCATAGTTTTGTTTGAAGGGGGGTGTTTCTACACTCCCCTTTTTTTCTATATGGTACATAGAATAAAAATTAACTATTTATGGGTAAATTCTTTATGTCTCCACAAGAAGCATTATTAAAAATTAAAGCGATGTTCGCTGAAAAACAAGAAGTTGTTACTCCTAAAGTCGCAGTTGCCAATTTTGCTAAATATATTTTAGCGAGTGGCGTTAAAGTTATGGTTGATAAACTTGAGGTTGGCGGTAAGGTAACTATGTTGGATGCGGCTGGTAATGAAATTCCTGCTCCTGCCGGAGAACATATCCTTGCTGATGGTTCTGTTTTGGTTTTAGATGAATCAGGTACAATCCTTGAAGTAAAAGTTCCCGAAGTAGAAACACCTGAATCTGAAGTTGAATTGATAAAGAAGAAGGTAGATGAAATGGAAGCACAACTTGAGGCTTTAAAAAGTTACAAGAAAGAGGCTGAAGTGAAAATGAGCGAGAATCTTGCTCAAATGAGCGACAAGTTTTCAAAAGCTATTTCTGAACTTACAAATGTAGTAATTGAATTAACAAAAACTCCTTCCGTTACTCCTTCACAACCTAAAGAATCAGTAAAGCATTTCGCTTCTAAAAATGACAAAATCTCTCGCTTTCTTTCTAATTACGCAAAATAAATTTTTAAAAACTTAAAATTAAATAACAATGGCTTTTGATGTATCAGCACTCGCAAACTATACTAAAGAGAACGAAGCTCTTTTGGTAACTTCTTCCGTTCTTGGAAGCAAAACCGCTTCTTTGATTAAAGGTCAAGGAAACGTAATGGTAGGAGTTAAATCCAGTGAGACAATTAACATCATGGATACTGACGCAATCTTTCAAAGCGGTGGTACTTGTGGTTTTAACGCTTCTGGTTCTACTACTTTTACGCAGCGTACTGTAACTGTTGGTAAGATTAAAGTAAATGAATCTCTTTGTCCTAAAGACCTCGAAGCAAAGTATTTGCAGAAGGCTTTACCAGAGGGAAGCCGCTACGATTCTATCGCTTTTGCTGCCGACTATACAGACAAGAAGGCTGCTCGTATCGCTGCTCAACTTGAAACTGCTATTTGGCAGGGTGCAACCGGTTCTGCTAACGTAAACCTTAATAAATTCCAAGGTTTGGTAACTTTGATTGGAGCTTCTGCGGTAGAAGCTAACAACGCTACTTACTATGGTAGTACTGCAACTGCAATTACTTCTGCTAACGTAGTAGCTATCTTTGATGCTCTTTACAAAGCAATTCCTGCAACCGTTGTAGCAAAAGATGATATGATTATCTGGTGCGGTCAAGATGTGTTCCGTACTTACACAATCGCATTGAAGAACGCTAATATGTTCAACTATGCTTTTGATGGTAAGGCTGATAGTGAATTTTATTTACCCGGTACTCCGATTAAAGTTGTAGCAACTCCCGGTTTAAATGGTGTAAGTAAAATTTATGCTATGCGTTTGAGCAATATGTTCTTAGGAACAGACCTTCTCAATGAAGAAGAGCGTTTTGAACTTTTTTATGCTAAAGAGGCTGACCAAGTTCGTTTTGTGAGCGAGTTCAAGATGGGTGTCAACGTAGCATTTTTGGATGAAATTGCTTCTTTCATTGTTTAATTAACAAATGAGTAATCTTTAAAGGTTACCCATTTTAAAACTTAATAATATGGCTTGTGCTTTAACACAAGGATACACTCTGGATTGCCGAGAAAGTTTGGGCGGTATCAAAGCGGTATGGTTGATTGCTCACGGAAATGTGAGTTCAGTTACAGAGGCTTCCGGTGTCGTTTCAGTTATCACAAAAGCAGCCGGAAAGGTATTCTACAAATATGAGTTAGTTAAGAATACAGGTGCTTTGACTGAAACCATTACCGCTTCTGTTGAGAACGGAACTGTGTTTTATGCTCAGGAACTTTCTATCGTTCTTAACAAACTTCAAGCAAATACAAGAAATGAAATCTTGTTACTTGCAAAAAATACATTGATGGCAGTTGTTCAAGATGCCAATGATTCTTATTGGTTGCTTGGTCGTGTTGCCGGATTAGATGTAACCGGTGGAACTTCTGCAACAGGAACCGCACAAGGAGACCGCAATGGATATACTTTAACATTTACAGGTGGCGAGAAAGAACTTGCTCCCTCTGTCGCAAGTGGTATTATTGCAGGTTTAACCTCATAAGAGGCTTTCGTGGTTCGTTATAAGTAGGTAAATTAGCCATCCCTTTGGGGGTGGCTTTTTCTTTGTTGTAAAAATCTTTATTTTGTCTATTTAGTAGTATGGTATATTTAACAAAAGGTGCTACGAGTCAAATTATCCTTACCTTAAAGGAGAAGCAGACTTTATCAACACCAAATTATTTGTTTGTGTTTACGCATAGAGGTACTAATATAGAGGTTAAATTTGTTGTTTTAAACAATCAAGATACTTCTGCTTACAAGGATAGATTTAATCAATTTTCGTTAGTTACGAATACATATTTTGCTAACTATGATTCGGGTGAATGGGAATATGTAATTTATGAACAATCTTCCAATTCTAATACGAATCCTGCTTTAGCTACCGGAATAGTAGAGACAGGCATTATGAGGCTTTCGGAATCTTCTGCTTTTACATATACGAAACACCAACCAAATAATACATTTATAGTACGATGATGGATAATTTAGTCATATTGACTTTTGCGGAAGCAAAGCAACCCGAATACAGAGAAAAAAAAGGTGTAGGGTATATTGAGTTCGGAGACAAGAACGATTATCCAAACTATCTTTTAAGTCTTTACAATAAAAGTGCAAAGCACAATGCTATTGTAAAAGGTAAGGTAAATTACATTACGGGTAATGGTTGGGCATCAAAAGAACAAGATGTCAAAGCGGAAGACTTTATTAATAAGGCTAACCCTTATGAATCTTTAATTGATGTTACTCGTAAAGTTTCTATTGATATCGAGGTTTTCGGTGGTGCTTATTTGGAGATTGTTTGGAGTAAAATAGGCGGTCAAATTGCTTCTATAAGTCATATCGACTACACTAAAGTTCGTTCTAATAAAGACAACACACAATATTGGATTAAAGATTGGAACGATAGAAAAGCCGAAGCAGAGATTGTTTTAGGATACAATAAAGATTTAAGAGAAGGCAAACAGATTTTTTACATTAAGGAATATAGACCGGGTTTAGATACTTATGCTTTGCCCGGTTACATTGGTTCTTTGAATTACATTGAAAGTGATGTAGAGGTTTCAAAACACGTTTTGGGTAATGCACAAACAGGGTTTTCTGCTTCTAAACTAATTACTTTACCAAATGGAGAACCGACTCCAGATGAAAAGAGAAATATCGAAAGAAGATTTACCGAAAGGTTTAGTGGTTCGGATGGTAAGAAATTTATTCTTTCTTTCGTTCAAGATATAGCCAAGAAACCTGCGGTAGATGATTTAGGAGCGAGTGATTTAACAAAAGAAGATTTTGGAAGAGTAGACACGATGATTCAACAGAATATCTTTGCAGGTCATCAAATTACTACACCTTCTTTGTTTGGTATTTTGGTTGAGGGTTCTTTGGGTACTCGTTCTGAAATTAGAGATGGTTACGAAGTTTTTAAGAATACTTATGTGAACGATAAGCAACAGTATTTAGAGGGTATTTTTAATTCGTTGGCTGAAATTAATGGGGTTACTTCTGAACTTTATATTAAGCCGGTAGAGCCATTAAACTTTGAGTTTAGCGAAAGTGTTATTTCTCAATTTGCTCCAAAAGAGTGGATACTTGAAAAGATAGGGGTAGATATGACTAAATATCAAACTCCTGTCGAGCCTACTCAACAAGGTTTAATTAACGAGCATTTGAAAGGAATGAAGGGAAGGGAGTGGCAGAACTTCCAAAGAATTATCCGTAAATATAACAAAGGTGAGATTACAAGAGAACAAGCCATTCAAATGTTAAAGAGTGGATATGGGTTAGATGATGAAGCGGTTAATACTTGGTTAGGAGATGAAACTTATGAGCAAAGATTCGATGATATTGATTCAACAATAGAGTTATTTAGTCAATTTGGTGAAGCGGAAGAGGGGTTTTATATAGTGGCTCGTAAGAAGGTGTTTGTAGGGGATTTAGAGGCTCAAGAATTGGCTTTTAGAGATGAAGTAGTAGATGATACTATTGATAAGAAAATACTCGATACAATCGCAAAAAACAAGCGTATTCCACCTGCGGATATTGCTAAGGCTTTAGATATCGAAGAGGATGATGTAAGAAGTCGAATTGCAAAAATGGTAGCTTTAGAGATTTTAGAGTATGATGTAGATACTCAAATCAGTAAGTTATTAAAGCCTTTAAATGAAATTTTAGAAAAGCCTTTAAAAACAAGTTTTTTAGTTCGATATGAATATTCTTGGGATTATTCAAGGACTACCTCAAAGGATAGGAATATAAATACTTCAAGACCTTTTTGTCAAAGGTTAATGAGTTTGAATAAACTTTATACAAGAGGCGAGATTGAACAAATTAGTGCGAGATTAGGATATGATGTGTTTGCTCGTGCTGGTGGTTGGTGGACTCTACCAGATACGAACATTCACTCCCCTAAATGTAGACACACTTGGAACGCAGTTGTAGTTGTTAAAAAGTAAGAAATGAGCAGAAATATTTTATTTATATCAGTTGATACTATTAAAGAGAGAACAGGACTTCACAACAATGTGGATGAGAAATTAGTTAATCCCGAAATCTTAACCGCTCAAGATATGTACATCCTTCCTGCTCTCGGAACTGCTCTATATGAGAGATTACAAACCGGTGTTGAAAATAATAATTTAACACAAAACGAAACTAATCTTTTGGATACTTACATAACACCTACTTTGGTTTATTATGTAATGAGCGAACTTCCTATGGGATTGAGTTATCAGTTTTACAATAAGGGGATGATTCGTAAGTCGGGCGAGGGTCAAGAGAACCCTTCGGCTGCGGAAATTATAGATGTGGCGGATAGATACAGAGCGAGAGCAGAGTTCTATAAACAAAGATTAGTTAAGTATTTAATTGACAGAAGTGGATTTAATACTTTTCCAGAGTATAACAATCCGGGTTCTACTTACGATACGATGGTTCCGGAAAGACAAGCCTATACTACTTCAATTTGGTTGGATGATTCCGATTGTTGTAGAGGTAAGAGTTTTGAAGAAAAATATCAAGGTAACATAAATCGTTGTTGTGGCGAATAAAACCTATTCCTTAAAAAATCAAAAGAAGCTGCGGCTTTACTTACAAAAACAAGAAAATGGCACTAACGCTCAATCAAATAGTAGCACAGATAACAAGCCTCGCAAATGCTCACAAGCAGATAAAAAGCGTTTACTTCGGTGATTTGTCTGATTACTTGTCAAGGGGAACGGAGAATATTTATCCTTCGTTATTTTTTGATTTAACAGGTGGTAATGTAGGAGAAAGGAATGTTACTTTAAATTTTTCTTTATATTTCTTTGATAGGATGTTACCCGAGGACACTAACGAGACAGAGGTTTTAAGCGACCAATTAGAGATTTGTCAAGATATTATTGCTCAATTAAGATACAATAACTTTGATTTTAATGTAGGCTTGAGTGCTACTTTGACTTTTTTTACGGAGGACACTCCCGATTTGTTGGCAGGAGTGAGAGCGGATATTTTTATTGAACTACCTTATATTGCTGATAGATGTCAAGTTCCATCGACATACACTTTTCCTGCATAATTCTATTTAATTAAAAGCGTACAATGGCAAATAAAAAAATCAATGAATTATCGAGTAGGACACCGGCGTTAAGTGATTTAATGTTAGTCGGAGACCCTTCTTCGGGTTATTCTTTTAAGTGTACTGTAACTGCGATAGCGACTATTATTGAAACGGATATTGCTGATGGCTATGTGACTATCGGAACAACACAAACAATAAGCGGAGCAAAGACATTTTCTAATAATTTAACTTTAACGAGTATTGCAAATGCTGCGGTTACTCAAACAAAGTTTTTGACTTTAAACGCTTCTAATGTTGTTAATTACAGAACAGGAGCGGAAGTTTTAGCCGATATTGGGGGTCAGGCTTCTTTAAGCGGAACGGGGTTAGTAAAATCTACTTCGGGAACGATTAGTTATATTACCGACAATTCCTCGAATTGGAATACTGCCTATAATGATTCAATTATTAGTGCTGCGGTTTCTGGAACAACTACAAAGACATTAACATTAACACAACAAGATGGCGGTACTTTAACTGCCACTTGGAGCGATTTAAATACGGATGCGGTAACGAGTGTATTCGGTAGAACCGGTGCGGTAGTAGCTACGGAAGGCGATTATTCTTTAGATTTATTGAGTGATGTTACTTTAACATCTCCTTCTAATGGGCAAGTTTTAAAATACAATGGTAATGCGTGGGTTAATGATACAGATGCGAATACAGGTACAGTAACTTCGGTTGCAGCTACCGGTGGCACAGGAATAAGTGTTTCGGGAAGTCCTATTACTTCGAGTGGTACTTTAACGATTACGAATACTGCTCCTGACCAAACAGTTGTTTTAAATGCAGGTACAGGAATTTCCGTTAGTGGTACATATCCAAACTTTACTATAACAAACTCAAGTCCTTCAAGTGGTGGTACGGTTACGAGTGTTGGCTTATCTTCTGCAACAAGCGGAGTAACTATTGGTTCGACTCCTGTAACTACAAGCGGAACGATTACTTTAGCTATCGCTACTGCGAGTGGTTCGGGGCAAGGTTTACTATCTTCTACCGATTGGACAACCTTTAACAATAAGCAAAACGCTATTACTCTAACCACAACAGGAACGAGTGGTGCAGCTACTTTAGTAGGTTCTACTTTAAATATTCCACAATATCAATCAGTTTTAACAAACCCCGTTACAGGCACAGGTACTACCAACTACATTCCTAAGTTTACTTCAGCTATTGCAATAGGGAATAGTCAAATTTTTGATAATGGTACTAACGTAGGTATAGGTACTACAAATCCGGGAGCTAAATTTCACATTTCAGTAGGATATGGATTACTAAACAATGCTTATTCTTGGGCAGTATATAATACATCTTCAAATGGCTTTGCAGCACAATTTGGGGCAGCTGGTGATGTTGCTTTTGCAACTAATGGAAATAATGCAATTATTTCTGCCGCAGGAAGTAATGCTATTTTATTTGGTACTAACAATACCGAAAGAATGCGTATAACAAGTGGGGGGGATGTAGGAATTGGTACAAGTAACCCATTAACTAAATTACATTTACAAGCAAGTTCTCCAAATTATATTCTTTTAACTAATAGTGCTGCTGATGGTGTTATTAATGCTATACAAGGTGGGATTATTGGGCAGTCAAGAAGTTATGCCAATAATCTTGCTCAAATGGCTTCAATATTATTTAGAAACGAAAATAGTGTTGCTTGGTATAAAGGAGAAATAACATTTAATACAAATGGGACAGATGGTACAGACCCAAGCATCTCCCCTACCGAAAGAATGCGTATAACAAGTGGGGGGAATGTAGGTATAGGTACTACAAGTCCTCAAGTTAAATTTGTAGTTTCTAATGGGGGTACACAAAATATAGAAATAGACCCAAGTTTTATACAATCATTTAATCGTACAGTTCCAGCATATGCAGCACTACCATTTTATGCAAGCGTGTTTTCTTTTAATGTAGGTAATGTTGGTATAGGTACTACATCACCAGGTCGTAAATTAGTTATTGTAGGTGCATCACAAGACCAGTTAGAATTGGTAAACAGCGTTACTAGCAAATCTTGGAGACCAGTTGTTGATGGAAGTGATTTTGCTATTGTTGAAACTGGAGTTGGTGTACGTTTCACAGTAAAAGCAGGTGGTAATGTTGGTATAGGTACTACAAGTCCGAGTGTGAAACTTGAAGTGGATGGAGCAATAAAAACCGCAGCTCCAATATATGGAACGGCAGCAGCGTGGAAATTAGGGCAGGCAGCAAACTCACCTATTGCACTCAATTCACAATATGTACAAATTGATATTAATGGAGCACAATATTTAATTCCAACTTGTTATACACTTTAAAATTAAAATAAAATGAATACAAAACAGTGGGTAATTTCCCAATTAGAATGCAAAATTAAAGAAGGTGACTTACAAGAAGTGGTTTATATAATCCACTATCGCAGACAAGCAACCGAAGTAGATGGAGATAAAACCTACTTCGCAGAAACTTATTCAACAGTTAGTGTACCTGCTCCAGACCCTCAAAATTTTACACCTTACGAAGACTTAACAAAAGCACAAGTTGAAGGTTGGTTAGATGAACTTTTGCCTGTTGCGGATATTGATGCAAGTTTAGATGCTCAAATTGAACTTCAAAAAAACCCAACTACTAATACTCCTCCTTTACCTTGGAGTGAAAATACTACCGAATAATCTATTTAAAATAAAACCTATATGAATTTAAAATTGCACGAAGTAGTCTCTCTCTACTACGAACTTAACGGAGTAACAAAACAAGGACAAGAAACAGAGGTTCTATCGCAAGGAATGCTCAAACAAAAGATGTCTCTTAAAACAAAAGTTTATCTTCAGCGTTTAAACAAATTAGTTAGCGAAGAGGTAAAACTTTATGAAGAAGCAAAACAAGAACTTTGGAAGAAGTGGGGTGATGAAAAGGATGGAATGATAGAGATTCCTTCCGAGAAGGTCGCTGACTTCAACAAAGAACTTCAAGATTTGCTAACCGCAGAAAAGGAGATTAATGTTTCGGAACTCTGGGGAGCGGATTTAAAGTTAGAGCACTTAGAGAATATTGAAACCGAAGAGTTCTATCCAGCATTATTTACGCTCATAGATAACAAATGAATCAATTAGTTATTTTCTTGGTAGGACAAGCAATAGCCATTTTAATAGGCTTAATAAGTATTTATGTAAAAGTATCTCTTAAATTAAAAGAATTAGAGATTCGGGTTGCGGTGGTAGAAAAGCAAGACGACCAAATCTCAAGAAAGTTAGATACTATTACAAATCAATTAAATGCTCTTTCTATTCAATTACAAAATAAAAAAGACAAAGAATGAAATTTGGGTTTAAGGAATATTTCAAGCCAACTCCTAAAAGAATTAGAATTTTAGGTGATTCTCTTGCTGCCGCAGGTACATTTGGAGCAAGTATTGTTATTTTGAATGGCGAACCTAAAGTCGGTACTATTATTATGGTTATTGCAGTTCTTGGAAAATTCATATCAAATTTTTTTTCTGATGAAATATCTACTGATTAGTCTTTTTCTTTTAGCTTGTAATCCTGTCAAACAAGTATTACGAGACAAAGAAAAATTAGATAAAGTCGCTGAATATGTTATTGCAAATGGCTATTGTGCTAACGATACTATTATTCAATCTAAAAGCGACACTCTAATTACTTACGATACGATTTACGAAAAAGGTGCGGATATCATTAATGACATCATACGTACCGACACTTTAAGAGTTCCCTTCACCAAAACATTAGTAAAAACTATTAAAATAACAGACACTATCCAAAAGGTAATTGTTGATAATGCTCGTATAAATCAATTAGAGGCAAAATTAGCCATTCAAACCGAAAAGACAGAAGAATATAAGGCGAAGGCAAAAAGCCGCTTAAATTGGCTTATTTTATTTTTAGTGATAATCCTGCTTCGAATCTTATACAATCCACTTAAAAAGTTTATTGCGTGGCACTCCTAACCGATGCACAAGTAATTAAAGCCTTTGGGCAACCGGGAAACCCCGACAACTTCACAATAATTCAACTTCCTTATCCGATGCGGATAGCTTGGGATTTAAAAACTCAAGTACATAAAATGCAATGCCACGAACTTGCGGAGCATCGTTTTTTATCGGTATTTAATGATTTATTGATTCACTACGGACTAGCTGAACTGCAAAAGTTAGGCATAGATATTTTTGGGGGTTGTGTGAACGTAAGAACAATGCGAGGCTCTAAAACAAAGTGGAGTAGACACGCTTGGGGGATTGCAATAGACCTCGACCCTGTAAGAAACGGATTAAAAAATAATTGGTCAAATAGTCAATTTGCAAAACCAGAGTACAAACCAATGCTCGATATTTTTGAAAAATACGGATTTGAGAACTATGGAAAAATCAAAGGATTTGATAGTATGCACTTTGAATTGGTAAAATAACGCTACCAATCTACTTACCTATATGACACGAAAACGTCTTTACTTCGATTGTGAAGTAAGTCCGAATATCGGATTGTTTTGGGAAGCCGGTTACAAACTAAACATAGGAACGGAAAATATAGTAAAAGAACGAGCAATCATTTGTATTTGCTATAAGTGGGAAGGCGAAAAAAAAATACACGCATTAGGATGGGATAAAAACCAATGCGACAAAACTTTACTCGAAGAGTTTATTAAAGTTGCTAATGATGCTCACGAACTCGTAGGGCATAACTCCGATATGTTCGACTTACCTTGGATAAGAACAAGGTGTCTGTTTCATAATATCGATATGTTTCCAAATTACACAACTATCGATACTTTTAAAATCTCTAAAAATAAATTTAAGTTCAACTCGAATAAACTTGATTATATAGCCAAGTTTTTAGGGATAGGGGCAAAGATTAAAACGGATTATTCTCTTTGGAAGGATATCGTACTTGAAAACTGCGAAACTTCGATGAAGAAAATGATTCGTTATTGTATGCAAGATGTGTTAATTTTAGAAAAAGTGTATCAAAAACTAAAAGCACACGATACGATTAAAACGCATTTTGGAGTCGTTAGAAACGATGACAGGGGAAGCTGTCCGGAGTGTGGTAGTAATAAAATTAATCGACAGAGAGTGCGAGTGTTGGCTTCTGGAACGAAGAAGGCTCAATACAAGTGTACGGATTGCGGAAGGTATCACGATAAAACAATTAAAAAAAATATATGACACACAAAGATTTTCCGATTATCAAAAAGCAGATTCAAGAATTAGTGAAGGTTCTAACACCGGTGGAAAGACTACAGATGCTGGAACCTCTTTGTGATAAATACAGAAAACAATCGAGAGCAGAAGTGGAAAAAGATATTATTGAGTTCTCTCGTAGGAAAGGAATACCTCGTATTAAAACTGATTATTAATGGAAGAGGTTTTAGATTGCCCTTTAAATTTTTCCCCACACGAAGATATTGCTGCGTGTACCAATGCTTTAAATGCATTGAGTGAGTTTGATTTCGGAATGATGAATGATGATGAGAAAGAGATTTTCCGACAGATTAAGGTAATGGCTTTGTATATAATTCATATTGGAATTAAAGAAATTTATACCTCAAATTTTTATGGAGAAGAAGATACACGAAGTAATTCATAGAAAATTAGGTAAAGAACAAGCCTACGGAATAGCTTACACCGAAGAGAACATAATGGAAATCGATGAAAGATTACGAGGGTATCGGTATTTGCTTTATTTACTGCACGAACATTTCCACTTAAAGCATCCTGATTGGTCGGAAAGTAAAGTCAAAAAAGAATCAAGTGTTACCGCTCGGTTTCTTTGGCAGATGAGTTTTCGGTTTGTGGAATTAAAATAAATTATTGAGGATTTAGTTTTTCCCCTGTTGTTGGGTTTCCGTAAATCTTAATATCGTTTTGGTCTATTGTTCTAATTATTCCTTTATTGTAAAGTCGCACAATAAATTGAGGATTTGAATGTATAGAACCAGCTATAAAAAATAAAGCTACTCCATAACCTAAAGGAGTTTCAACATCAAATGGATTTAATATTTCGTGTATGGTTTGTACTATCATAATCTTTTCATTTTTTAAGTATTGAATATAAAACTAACATCAGTTCAGCAAGTGGTTTCTTTTGTTCATCTTTTACATTTTGTCTATTTGCCCAATCGGTAAAGTCCTTTCCTAATTGCTTACATTCTTCAAACGCTCCAATGTACTTATAGGTAAACACAATCCAATTACAACACATTCTTACTCCTTTATGTTTTATATAGCAACTAATAAAGTTCTTTGGGTTCTTTTCGTATTCTCTTGCGTAGGTCAAACTTAACTCAACAAAAGAGTTATTAATTATTTCATTAAATACATCTCTGCGTTCTCGAATTGATAATTCCTGCCAACTCATTTATTACTTTTTATGTAGTAAATATATGTAAAGCCTTTTTTCTTTTGTTCTTGAAAGTAATCATTCAAAATCATTTGCTTGGCTTTATCTACTTTGTCCTCGTAATATTTTAAATAAGCGTTTAATTTTATTTTGCCATCTAACATTAACCTATCATAAATGTGTGGGTGCATTTCTTTTGTAGATACTCCATTTAAATATGCGGTATATCCTTTATTTACTTCCTTGTTCCATTCATCTTGTCTCTCAGGATATTGTATATCATAAATAGTAACATCAGGTGTTAATAAAGGTGTTTGGTAATATGACCTCTGTTGTCCTTTTCTATTTGTAAAAATTTTTACCCAATCAATAATTGTTTCGGGGTCGGCTGAATAAACTTTGCCATAGTCACCAGAGATACCATTTTCAAAGATTGTTACTAATTCATTCATTGAAATTTCGGGATATCGTTTTTTAATCACTTTCATAACAAGTTCTTCGGTTTCATCCGATACCTTTTTAAATTGTCTTAAATATTCAAATGCAGGATTCATAGTTCAGATAGTTTTTTATCACCTAATATAGCAATTTTTTGTCTAATAGATTCAGTTGAGGGTTCTACTTTTGTTCTGGATATCCACCCGCTTACTGCGTGTCTCCAAGATTTCATTTTATTTTTACCAACAAACCAACCATTGCTTTCGTAATAATCAAAGAATCTATTAGCTTGATGAGTAGCGGTTTTATCATCCCATTTATTTAACATTTCTTCTTTAATATCTTCAATCGTAGGCTTATGAAATCCTTTTGCTTGTACTTCTTTTGTTTGATATTCTACATCGTAGCGAGATAATAATTGTATTACTTTTTTGTGAATAGGACTTGAGGGATTAAGTTCTATTCCGTATTGAAATCTCACAAAGTCAATACAAATAATTTTATTGTCAGGTAACTTTTTGAATTGATTTCCATTATCAATATTAATAAGTGTTTGTTCATCTACTTTATGACCGATTACATAAGAGGCAAGAGTGTAATTTGGCTTCCAGATTCCTGCTAAATCGCATTTATCTCTAACGTATTTGACTAAACATTTCTCGGTCGGAGTACAGGACATAAACCATTCTTTCTCCCAAATATTGGTATCAACAAATCGTTTTGACATTTTTATAGTATTTTATGTTTGATATAAAATCTACATCACTCTCGTATCTGACAAAAGGATTTTCTTGTATTATCATTCTTTTGTATTCTGTTGATATCCCTAAAAGATAGGCATATTCTTTTACTTTTTCGTAATAAGGAAAAAAATATAAATCTTTTGTTTTTATGTAGTGTTCTATTTGTTTACGTTGGCAAGATAAAGGGGAGTGGTCAGAGTACCCAACCATTTTAGCTACTTGTGTAATCGTTAAAGGGAAGTGCATATAAATAAAATATGAAAGGGATTGTCTTATTGAGCTGATTGAAACATAGTGTTTTTGATTGTATTTTTTTGTGTATGCGGAACGCTTTTTTTTGAGGTCTAGCTTTGTAATTTTATATTCATCACAAATCATTTGTATTAGTATATTTGCTTGTTGTTGTGTGTTCATAATAATAGTTTAATTGGTATAAGAACTCCAAAGGAAGTGTTGTTATCTCCACCTTTAACCATTCCATCGGTTTGGTATACGATGCGACAAAGTTCCTTTAATCTTACGGTACTAACAATTATTGACATAGATTTTTCTTCTATTACGAATATCCAATGATTGGCTTGAGTAGCAGATATTCCTGATTTTTCACCTCTGGAATAGATTTCAACAAATATATTTCCTGTAATATGTGCCATTCGGTCAAACTTAACTTCAACCTTTGTGCCATCAAAAAATATCTCTTTTACCCAATCTTCGGCTTTTTCTCCAAAATCTAAATCATAGTAAAAGGAATTAGAGTGTTTCATATTGTTCTATGGCTTTAAATATTTGATACACTACTTATTAAGTTGTGCAGGCACAATCAAATGCTGGTTTTATGTTATCTAAATTGTGTTTGAACAAATTATTTTCTGCAATAGATAATAATTGTTTATATGTTATGTCAGGAAAATAAGTATGTCCTCCATATTTTCCATTTTTTTGTGCCTCATCTTCATCTTTAATCCATTGTTCTGCCAATTCAGGATAAGTAGATAAAATATTTATTATTGCATTTTTGCCTTTCATGAAACATAAAGTGCAATTTCCAAGTATAGATGGTATTTCTAAATTATATGCTTTTGTATTCCAAAAAGCATTTATTGTTTGCTTGTTTATTTTATCATCATATAATGGAAATCTATCTATTACTCTCTTCCAAGCCTGTTTCCTTCGTTTTACTCGTAATGGCTCATCATATCTAAAACCAACAAAATTTTCATAATCAATTAACCCCAAACTTCTTAAATATCTTCGGCAAGTTTTAATTTTTAATTCAACCGTACATATCCTTTTCATACGATTAGGAATTTGCTTGTATTTTCTTTTTTCTAACATTGTACGAAATGGGTCATCAGTATTGGCATATTTTAATCTAATTATTGGTATATTTTCGTGAGCCTCAAAGTCATTGATAAATTTATATGTCTTAGGATGTTCCCTACCAGTATCACAAAAGATAACTAAATCGCCCGGCTGATAATATTTTATTACCATATAAGCCGAGGACTTGCCTCCACTAAAGTTAAAGACTCGAGTCATTTGTAGGTTTTAATTATTAGTTCTAATTCACTCCTTGACCATTTTTTTATTCGTTGTTCGGCTTCCGCTTCCAATCTTAAAACTAATTCTTCGCCATATCTTTTAACAAGACCTTGTCGGTATTTTATTAAATTACCAGAAAGATACATATTGCATCGAATACATTGTCCGTTGGTATTAAAATACGCTAATTCATTTGGTAGTGCAAATCGTAAAGCAGAGTGCTGACCTTGTGAAAAGTAATGACCCGCCTGTTGTACTTCTGCTCCGCAACTTATACAACCAAGGTGTTTGTCTCGTTCTCTGATATGTGCGTTGAATTTGTCTTGAGCCTTTTTAAGAAGTTTCGGAAGTGGTAGTTTAGCCATTAAAACGGTAGGTCATTTGGTGTCGTGTTATCGTGTAAAAACTTTTTTTCCTCTGGCTTCCAAGTATCAATCGTTATAGCAACATCTTTTCCGTATTGGTCGGGTTCTGCTTTTAGGTTGATGTTTACTCGTATGAACTTAGTTCCGTTGTACTCTTGGATATGCTCTTTAATTCTATCCAAGTTGATTGAGGCTTGTAACCAAGTGTCTGATTTTTTTTTACCGCTACCGCAGAAGATTTTTTGTTGTTTTTCCATTGTGTTTAGATTGATTCGTAAATTAATTGTTTTTTGTTGGGTAGTCCTTCTTGTTCGATGTGTTTTGCAAACTTAATGACTTGATGATAAACATCATCTTCATTTGCTAAATTAAATAAAAATACTTTTACGATAGATTCGCCATCATCCTGAACTTCATAAACTGAATAATATTTTCGGTCAAGCGTGACCTCTCTGTAAACTTTTAGTTTCATAATTTTTAATTTTGATTTGAAGCCGGTGGGAGATTTGAACTCCCATTTTTTTACTACAATGTAAAGGCGTTACCTATGTGGTATTCATTCCCACTTACGCTAACCGGCTTACCCATTAGCCTTGCATTTGCTTTCTGAATTGCAAAGCCTTACGGAGAGAAGTAAAATTTTTGCTTACTCGGATTCCGTTGGTTTGAACTCGTACTCTATACGAATTCCCTTTTTTCTGGATGTTCGAAGGTGTTTTTGCTTTCATATAACAAGTTTTTAGTAAAAAACGCTTTTTATGTCAAAGTCGGTTTCAATAGCTTTATCAACAATTTGTTTATCCACCCAATCCGGTCCTTCAATCCATAAAATATCCCAATCGTATTCATCAGGCTCGAATGGTATAATCCTTCCCTGATACATAGTAAATTCAACTCTTGCTCGGATATCTTCGTATTCTTCTGTTTCGGGATTAAAGACAGTTAAAGTAATGTTTTCGGTGCGTGTCATTATATTGAGTTTTTTAAATGTCTATTAATATCCTTTTGGCTTGGGTTAGGTATTTGGTCAATAGGTCTCTGCCGAGATTCCAACCGACAAGATATTCTTTGATAAGTTTTATAGTCCGCACAAGAATTAATTGCATCTTTCGCTAATTCGTATTCAGATTCGTTTAAATCGCTTTGATTTAATAATCCTATAAGAATTAATTTTTCTTCATTAGAAGGCATATCTTTGATAAAATCCATCTCTTCGGCAGGGGTAGCTTCAAAACCTGCGGCTTTCATGAGCCAAGCTAAAATGTTTCGATAGGCTTTTCCTACTGCTCGGGTTTGAGCCATTGAAGCAATAGCGTATTCGTCAAATCTTCTTTTGGAGTTTTCTTTGTTAGAACAAATCGCATATCCCCTTGAAAGTACTATGCCATCTGTAAGGCGGATAATCTCAACAAAGGCTTCGTATTTTAATTCGGATTCGGTAGATAGATTCTTGACTTCTTTAACCACAGGGATTAGTCCTAATTGACTACCGGCAAATTGCCAAGCCTCAACGAGCGGATATTTTTTTCCTTGAATATTAGCGGTAAGTTTTCTTTCGTTTACAAAGTTCTGGAGCGTAGAAGCTACTTGTATGGCTTCGTTTGGTTTAGTTAGTTCCATTGTTTTATTTTTTTATAGAGTGTGTGTAATTCAAATAAAATAAAAAGAGTGAAATAAACTGAGTGTGCTAATGCGCCAAAAATTAAATAGTAAACAATTTTTTCTTTTAGGTTCATAGTGGTAAGTTTTAAAAATTAGGGGAGGCTTTCAGACCAATATAATTTATCCACCCGGTAAAATCTTTACAAGGGTTGAGGGGATAGATTGTTTTCATTGTTAAAGATTTTTTTTACTTGTTGCATTGTGTAGGATTGTCCTGAAAGAAAGAAAGCCATTGCGATTGATTCCGCATCGGCTGATGGTGGGAATAAAACCTCAACCGTGACGGCTCCTGTTTGATAGTTAGCGTTTAAGAATTGTGCTTTGAATAATTGCTTTTCTTCTAATAAAAAGTTAGCGGTTTCTGCGGTAGTGGTGATTTGGATTTTCATTGTTTTTAGTTTTTAATATTTTTCGCAAAAAGGTGCATTGTCGTATTCTTGTTCATCAACAACAAGCACATATTCCGCTTCATACGTTTCCGGATTGATAAACTCGTATCCGCAAGTTTCCCCGGCACATACATGAATAGATTTGCTTCTAACTACATAGTTTCTGTTAGATTTTTGAAAATCATAAACTTGTTCAATTGATTGGCAATAGATAGTTTTCATTGTATTTGATTTTTTGTTAATAAATAATAGCCATATACACACCTTGTTCCATTCCGAGAACAATCATAAGTATCATTAATAACACCATCTATAACTGCCACAAAATGTTTACTAACATTGCAAATTATTTTTCCCTTTGGCAGCTCTTCTGATTTCAAATGTACCTTGCAGCCACTTCCTATTTTCATAGTTGGTATCCAAATGAAACCCAGTGAATTCATGTAATCTTTAAACCATTTACGTTTCACTTTTATACCTTTAGATGCAGTACGTTGTTTAGATTTTTTGGCAAGCTTTGATTTTCGTTGGTTAAAATATTCATTTGCTAAATCATCGTAAACTTTTTTATAGGGTAAACCCGTTGTTATGCATATTGACCTGCATACGCAATCACCTGTAAATCCCTTGTAACCTGCATCTGACCTACCTCCATCATTGAAATGAAAATTAGTTTTCATTTTGTTTAGTTTTTAATTATTAGAAATAATTTTGAAGTCTGGATATTTCATATATCCTTTCAATGAACCATAACTTTCTCTACCATACATATCATACCAACTTTTTTCATCTGCACGAACAATTTTTATTACTACTTTAAAATTTTTTCTGTTAGTAAATTCAATTACATCACCAGGTTTTAAATCTGGAGCAACTTGAGATTTTGTTAAATGTTTCATTTTTAAGATTTGATAGAGCTAAAATAAAACATTTTTAAATACATACCAAATATTTAATCAACTTTTTTTTAATTTTTTTCCCTAATACGCTAACTTACTATAAATCAATAAGTTAGAATAGGTAATATTTTGGGTAAAAAGTCCATTTGATAGGTATTTGGTAGATATAGCATACTCTATTGGGTAGGCTATAAGAAGAAGAAGAATAAGTAAAAGAAGAAGAAGAATATATTAATTTAGTAAGCGTTTTGAACCGAAAAAACATAATAACGGAACTATATCAGTCAAGGGATATCAATGAGGCAATATCCAAAATGCAGCCATTAGAATTGCAAGATGATTTGAGGCAAGAAGTATTTTTGGTTTTGTGCGAAATGGATGAAGAAAAATTGTTTAGTATGTACGAGCAAGGATATTTGAAGTATTTTATTGTTCGCACCATCCTCAATATGGCTAAATCTGACCGAAGCAATTTTTATCGGAAGTTCAGACAAGTGTATCAAGAAATTCCTGTTACTTACGAACTACCTAAAGATGAATATGATGAAACATTAGTAACTAAACTTCAACAAGGAATGGAGATACTTCATTGGTATGAAGCTGAACTTTTAAAGTTATATTCGCAAAACGGAAAAAACCTTTTAGCTATATCCAGAGAAACAAAGATTCCTTACAGGTCATTATTAAAAACTATTCGTAAAGCAAAGACACTTTTGAAATATAAAATCAGAAACAATGAACTTGATTGAAATTATTTTAGCAGCTAACTTCTTTTCGTTTTACTTTATTAGTCAAAACAGATTTCCCTTTAAGTGGAATCTTGACTTTAAACCTTTTAACTGCACCTTGTGTTTGACGGCTTGGACTGCTCTTTTGCTTTTCTTACTTCCGCAATATGTAACAGATGCGGTTGTATGTATGTTTGGGGCAGGAGTTATTTCTCCATTCTTTAAAAACTTTTTAAATAATTTGTATGAAGCAAAAAGACATTGACTACTGCAAAGAACACATTATTAATTTTGAGAGCGTTAAACTCGGTTTTACTCGCAACATTCCATTTGATGTTCTCGGAGAATACGAAAGAATGTATCGAGATTATTTAGATGCACAATTCTTATTAACTTATTGGTGTGGAGAGTGTGTATTCGATATGCTTAAAAGATTAATCGTTTTATACGAGGATAGTATACATAATTTTGTACAACCTGATATACAAAAAGCAGAAGAGAAAATACAAACAGAGGTTATTCAAAACACAATTGAAGAAGTAAAAAAGAAAAGAGGTAGACCCAAGAAATGAGAATACTTGTATTAACTACTCAAAACTCTGGAGTCGGCTATCACCGATTAATGCTACCGATTTACTATTTAGAGAAAACGTATGCTTTGTTTACGGACACTCTTACGGATGAAGTATTAGAAGAGAACTTTGATATTGTTTTGTTCAATCGTTTTGTTGCAGGGACGCCATTAGGAATTCTTTTAGAAAAAAGAGATAAGTATAGATTTAAAATGATTTGCGACATTGATGATTATTGGATTTTAGATAGGTCGCACATTTTGGAAAGCGTTTATCCTACACAAGAAATTCTTAATCACATAAGAGCAGCCGATTTAGTTACTTGCACAAATGAAAGAATATGGAATGAAATTAGACCTATCAATTCAAACGTAGCCATCTTACCAAATGCTCTTCCATATGGTAATGACCAATTTACAGATGTAAGGCAGCAAACCGATAAAATAAAATTTGTTTATACAGGTTCAATAACACACGAAGAGGATATTAAACTTATTCAATTTCCTTTTAAAAAAGTCGCTTCGGATGTGCATTTGAAACAAAAAGTGCACTTTCAGTTATGCGGATATGATGATTCTGGAGCAGGTTCTTCGGCTATTTGGCATAGGATGATTTCAAACTTTACTTGTGGTTTGAAGTTAGGAGATGTAAGAAGATTCCTTCCGGTTAGTGAATATATGAACTTTTACAACGATGCGGATTGTTCAATTGTTCCTTTAAGGGCAACGAAGTTTAACTCAATGAAGTCGAATCTAAAACTATTAGAAGCAGCTTGTAAGAAGATTCCTGTAATTGGAAGTCACGTTGAGCCTTATTTAAACACGCCAATAATTCAAATTAATCAACAAGGAGATTGGTATAAAGAAATTAAAAAAGTAACTGAAGATGCTATTTATAGACAAGAGAAGGGTTTAGAACTATTCGAATGGGCAATTACAAACTTTAATCTATTTGAAGTAAACAAAAAAAGAAAACAATTATTTGAATCTTTATGAAAGTAAAAGAACAAGCAGACAAATTAGTCGAAGAGTACGGAAAAGAAAAAGCTATCAAAATAGCCGATTTAGTTTACGATGAACTCGTAGAACTATGTCAAGTATGTAACAACTATCACGTTTTTGATGCCAGAGACTATTGGCAAGAAGTAAAAGAAGCTATATGAAAATAGAAATTCTACCTATTACGAAAGTAAAAGTGAATCCTAAAAATCCAAGAATTATTAAGGATGATAAGTTCAAAAAACTTGTAAAGTCAATTCAAGAGTTCCCTGAAATGCTTAAGTTGAGACCTATCGTTATAAATGATGATATGATAGTTCTTGGTGGGAATATGCGGTTAAAGGCTTGTAAGGAAGCAGGATTAAAGGAAGTTCCTGTTATCAAAGCAAGTGACTTAACCGAAGAGCAACAAAAGGAATTTATCATTAAAGATAATGTAGGTTTTGGAGAATGGGATTGGAACGACTTAGCGAATGAATGGGAAGCGGAGAAATTAGAAGAGTGGGGATTAGATATATCGAATTTTGAAACGGAAGTATTAAAAGCTGAAGAAGATGATTATGAAGTTCCTGAAACAATACAAACAGATATAGTTTTAGGAGATTTATTTGAAATCGGAGAACATCGTTTACTTTGTGGAGATAGTACAGATAGTGACCAAGTGGCTAAACTAATGAATGGAGAGAAAGCTGATATGGTATTTACTGACCCTCCTTATGGAATGAATGCCGTAAGTAAAAGCGGAGTATTAAAGGAAAAATATGGGAATGATATTTTAGGTGATGATAATACAGATGTTGCAAAAAATAGTTTTAATTTAATTTATTCACTTTATCCAAAATCATCACATATTTGGTGGGGTGCAAACTATTACTCAAATGCTTTACCAGATAGTGAATGTTGGCTCGTATGGGATAAAAATAACGGAGGAAGCGACCAAACGGATTGTGAATTAGCTTGGACAAACATAAGAGGTGTAATAAGGCAATTTACTCAAGCATCAGAAAAAGCAAATAGAGTACATCCAACACAAAAACCTGTTTTATTAGTAAATTGGTGTATTGAAAAAACAAAAGACAATATTAATAGTATTGCTGATTTTTTTGGCGGTTCAGGTGTTACAATGGTAACAGGACAACAAAAAGGGATTAAGACATATTTAATGGAATTAGACCCGAAATACTGCCAAGTCATAGTAGATAGAATGAGAAAGTTAGACCCAACATTAGTAATCAAAAAGAATGGGTTACCTATTTAAAATAGTGAGATAATAGAGAGAAATGGCTAACAATCAAAACTTAAAACCTTTCAAGAAAGGCGAGGTCGCAAACCCTAATGGCAGACCTAAAAAATACGTGACACTTTTAAGGGAGCAAGGGTATAGGTTATCCGAGATTAACGATACGATTCAAGTAATGCTTCAAATGGATTTAGAAGATTTAAAAGAGGTTTGGGATAACCCGAAAGCGACAATACTTGAAAAAACAATTGCTAATGCGATGCGCAAAAGTTTAGAGAAGGGTTCTTTGTATTCGGTAGAAACTTTACTTACAAGGGTTTACGGAAATCCGAAAGAGACATCACAAGTAAAAACTGATAGCAGAATCGAAGTAGTTTTTGTTAATGGGAAAACCATTCTATGAGGCTTGAACTACCTAACCCACATATTAACCAACAAAAGATTCTTGATTCAAAGGCAAGGTTTAGAGTTGTATTAGCTGGGCGCAGGTTTGGTAAGTCGGAACTCTCACAAATAGAAATAATAGTCAATGCTTTACAAGGTCAGCAAGTATTTTATATTACACCGACCTATAATTTGGCAAGAGTATTTTTTGACCAACTAACGAAATCAATACCTTTTGAGGCTAACAAATCGGAGCTGTCAATTAAGTTCCCAAATGGCGGAGCGATATATTTTTTTACAGGAGAGAGATTAGACAACCTTCGAGGTCGCAAGTTCCATTTCGGAGTAATAGATGAAGCCTCATATATTCCAGACCTTGAAAGCGGATGGCTCAACTCAATCCGACCTACCTTAACAGATTACAAAGGAAGAGCGTTGTTTATTTCCACACCAAAGGGAAAGAACTTCTTTTACTCTTTATTCTTAAAGTCAGGAGAACCCGATTGGGAGTCGTTTAAGTTCACAACTTATGATAATCCTTATATCGACAAGACAGAGATAGACGATGCAAGAATCCAACTACCCGAAGTTGTCTTTGAGCAAGAATATATGGCTAATCCTGCCGAAAATGCCTCTAATCCTTTTGGGAGTAGTTATATCAAACAATGTACATTTGAGGTCAGCCACGAGCCTCCTATTGCGTTTGGGATTGATTTAGCGAAGTCGGTAGATTTCACCGTAATCATAGGGCTCGACAAAAATGGTTCAGTTTGTTATTTTGATAGGTTTCAAAAGGATTGGAGACAGATTAAGCAGGTAATAAATAATTTACCTAAAGTACCGATGTTGATTGATTCCACAGGAGCAGGAGACCCAATCTTTGAGGATTTACAAAGGGATGGCTTAAATATATCAGGGTTTAAGTTCAGTCCAACTTCCAAGCAACAACTAATGGAGGGATTGGCTTCGGCTATTCAACAAAGAAAGATAACATTTCCACAAGGATATATAACCGAAGAATTGGAAATCTTTCAATATCAATACACACCTACTGGGGTTCGTTATTCCGCACCACAAGGCTTTCACGATGATTGTGTTATCGCTTTAGGTTTGGCTTGGCATCATTACACAAGAAACACAGGACAGGGGAAATATTCGTTTCTATAAAGGTACATATAGGCGATGGGTTTAAATTGCAGACGCAAGTTGTACCAATAATATAAAAATCTGCATGAATTTTTCTTAACTTATATCTTGAAAAAGTAAACCAATAACTTGACTTTTTGAACTATCAAGGAATCCTTGACAACTCAAAGGGTTTTTTCTATTTAAGGGTATGACTTGGAAAGATATAAACGTATTTCAATGGCAGCAACTTAATGATTTATTCCTAAAAAGTAAGGATGCTACTGATTTAGATTTAGCCATTAGTGCTGCTTCTATTTGTACCGGCTTAACGGAACACGAAATTGATTCCTTGCCTGTAAGCGATTTACAGCCGCTTTTAAAGGCTATTTCTTTTATCCACGAAGAAATAAAGCCACAACCAGAAAGGTTCATAAAACTCAAAGGAAAGCGTTACAAGTGTATCTATGATGTTCGTAAGATTCCTGCGGCTCGTTACATTGAAACTAAACACTTCGGAAAAGATGTAAACGCCAATCTACACAGAATAGCGGCTTGTATGGTTATGCCGATGAAGAGAACATTATTCGGATGGCGTGTCGAAAAATACGATGCAAGTCGGCACGAAGAGTACTCACAGGATATTTTGGAAGCACCGATAACACAAGTTCTTGGAAGCGTGGTTTTTTTTTATCAAGTTTACAAAAATTGGATAAAGAATTCGAAGGATTATTTGATTCGGGAGATAATGGAGAACAAGCTAACGAGGTATCAAGCCGAAGCGGTGTATCAAAGTTTATGCAGTATTTTGGATGGATATACCAAACCGAATTGGTTGCTACATTCGAAAGAATCACGCTTGAAGAGGCTTATGAGTTACCTACGCTCCAATTCCTTAATGACCTTTCATATCTTAAAGCAAAGGGCGAACACGAAGCCGAAGAATTAAGAAAAGCGTATGCCAAAAAGTATTAAACAATTACAATCGGAACTTCTTTCTTCTGGTACCCTGAATCAACTCGGAGCATCAAAAGAAGATTTTCTCAAATTGGAAAAACTTCCTGTTTTAGAACAATACTTGATATTGGCTGCTGCTAACTTCATTAAAAAAGTTAAGGATAACATTGAGGTATTAGGTATTTCAGATACAGGGGCGTTGAGTGATGATATAGCACAAGGAGATTTAATAAAAGAACGAAATGGTTATTCTATTTCGTTGGGTTATCCTGCTAAATCAAAAGCGGCTAAATACTATGACTTTGTAAACAAAGGAGTAAAAGGTGTTGAAAGCGGAACTCCAAACTCTCCGTATTCTTTTAAGAATTTAGGGGTAAGTAGGTCAATGCTTAAAAACATTTCTTCTTGGGTTAATAGAAACGGAATAAAAAGAAACGATGTATCTATAATGAAACGACAAGCAAAGAGGGAGTCGCTATCTAAAATGGTAAGTGAGGCTAATAAAAAGAAAAGCATAGCTTATGCGGTAGCGGTTAACATTAAGAAAAAAGGATTAAAAAAAACAGGATATTTTGATAATGCAGTAAATGAATATTTTGGAAATGATTTCGCAGTAAGTGTAAGCAAAATATTAGGGCAAGATATAAAAGTTTTAATTTCACAATATGGCAATAACAATCAATAGTTTTCCAGATAATTACTCAAGCCTACACGCACCATTGTGGTTTGTATTAAGTTCAACAAATACCACACAGACAAACTTTAAATATGTCTGCGATGTTTATGTAGGTGGTAGTTTGATAACAAGGTTAAAGAACTTTCCTCAACCGACTTCTTCAAAAGGTATTTTTAATGTTGCTCCCATAATTAGAAATTATTGGGCGTCTTATTTTAAACCAGATATCGTAACGCCTTCGGTTTTCTCATATACAGGTTCGGATAATTATGTCGATTATGAATTAAAGTTCGGAGAAGAGTATAATGGAACAACCTACACAAATCTAACTACTACAACAAAGAGGGGTTACAATTACGTTCAAGATTATCTTTACACACCGACAAGCCCGATGTATCTAACTCCATCAGAGTATGAAACACAATATCAAGGAAACATTATCTCAAACAGAGATTACGCCAATATCTACTTTAACAAAGAAAGATTACAAACGGGTTATTTATTCATTTCATTTTTATCGGATGCGGAAAATACTACTAAAACACACTCTGTTGATGTGTCTGTATGGAACGGAAGTACAACAACAAACTACACAGGGGCAGGAGTAAGTTTTAAGGACTTTGCTTTATTAGATATCTCGCCACGTGCAGTAAACGATTATCTCGGCACAACTGCGATTTCTTCTACAACAATTTATTACGATGTCAAAGTAAAGATTGCTGGTGTTTTGAAAAGCACCGCAAGGGTTTATTTATCTTGTACGCAAAACGATGTAGTGACTTTACATT